CCATGCTTCTGCTTCGATTATATCGCCAGCTCTATCTAGTGCATTTGTACTTGCAGAACCTTTAATGTCTATACCGCCATCATCAGTTTCGCCTAGTGTTTTAAAAGTATTAGTCCAGTGAAATATTTTGTTCGCCATCTTTGCTCTCCACCTTCACCTTTTTCTTAGCTGCTACTTTAGGTGCTGCTTTAGGTGCTGCTTTAGGTTTTTCAACCTCAACAGGAGCGACAGAGACAGGATATCTTTTATTCATCACTGATATAACTCTGTTCCAAGAACCAAAAGATTTTCTTACTATATAATCTTTAATTGGAACATCATTACCTTGTGATTTATATTCAACTAAATCCATAACTCCACCTTTTTTGGTAAAATATTCGGATAAAGTTTTTACCATCATATCTTTAGTCATATTATTCTTCCTCTATTGGAGAACTCTCAGTTGGTCGTCCTCCCTCCTCTGGATTAACTGATGAACCTGCTAAGTTGACAGGAACTCGAGGTTCATCGAATCCATCGATAGGTTCTTTACCCATAGCTACTCTAGCTTCGTTTGCACTAAGAATACCAGTATTCACTAGTGTTGCATAATAAGCAGCTTGGTCTCTTAATTCTGGTTGTAAAGCAGGTATACCTGTTACATCTTCAGCAAGATTGAACCCAAAGTATCTTTCCAAAGCATATCCTATTTTTCTTACTATTGGCATTACTGTCTCCAAATAGTATAGTCTATGGTTTGGTCTTATGTTTGCATTATTACCACCGTCTAATAAAATTGGTGGTATTCCCATTGCCTCTAAAATTATTCTTTCGTTTGATTTTATTGAGTCTTGAAAGTCTAATTCTCTAAAATTAATCTGAGACATTGGTTCTACTTCTAAGCCTCCATCTAAGATGAGAGGTCTTTTTCCTCCAGTGTTCGGATTATATCTAATACTCCAGGCTTGTAACATTCTTTCTTTGATTTTTTCTGAAAGAGTGTTAGGACTTTTTAGTACTAAACCTGGAACAGCTCCATTTTTAAAGAAGTTATCTTGAAATCTTCTCATACTTCCTAGTAATTGCATTGTTCTAAATGCTGGTTTCAGTCTAGGAGTTCCTCTATAAATGGATTTAAAACTGTTTTCTTTTATATGTATAATCTCATTAACTCCATAATCAATGGAATTATCGAAACTATATTTTTCTACATATGTATTATCGTCTGAATAGATTGTGACTTTTTCTGCTGGTAGATGGTACAAATGTGCACCATCAAAATAGATAAAGATGTTTCCATCAATAAGTAGGTCAATTATTAGATTTCTTTTAAAAGTACTAATATCCTGAAAAGGATTTGGCTCTTTGTTTATTAATTGATCAACCTTTACTCTACGAATATTCTTTATAATATTGTTAGTACCTTGTCTTTGGTCTCCAACACTATAAGGAATTTCAGCAACGTCATCTACAATCATGTTTACAGCACGATTAACTATTTCTAGTTGTTCATATGCATTTCTATAATTTGTGACAACCTCTTGGCTGTCTATAGTCATACCCTCATTTCGGGATATAACGTATTGAGACGGATTCAGTTTTTCCTCATCTGATTCAACTGTACCCTGTCTACCTATTAAAAAATCATACCATGCCATGTTTGCTTCTCTGTTTTTCGACCCACCGTGCTTGTTTCTCTGCTGTGTGTAACTTGGGTCGCTTTCCATAAATCGAACGTAATCTTAAATGGTGCTGATGGCAGAGAGTAACTGTTTTATCATAAACTTCTTCATAGTTCTCACCGATAAACAGCTCTCGAATCTCTAGTATATCTTGCTCTTTTTCAATATTAATCTTTTTAGTGCTTATCCAAGTTTCTAGTAGTTCTGTTAAGCCGTTATAATGGTGAAAATCTAAATTGTCCGTTTTTCCGCAAATGTAACATTCGCTTCCTTTTTTATACTGGGATTTAGCTTTATCTCGTACGTATTTAACTAAATCTCTCTTAAATTTCATATCTAACTCTTAATAAGAATTATAACAAAAGTTTATACCAAAAGTCAAGAACTGTTTTTCACTGGTGTTATCAAAACGAGGTGGCTGTTGTTTCAAATGTATAAAGTGCATATCTTATCGCATCAGCCATATGTGATGCTCCATCATGTTTTGGTCTTTCTTTCATTAAATTCGGATTGGGATCCCATTGATATTGGTCAAGGGCCATTTGTGCCTCTCTACAGCCTTGATGGACTATGAGATCGTCATTATCTACTATTCCTGCTACTTGTCCAATACCATCTAATACAGATTTCTTAGCATTTATAGTACTAATACCATAATTTTGTGCAAAGTCAAATCTTGTTTGTTGAGCAGCGGAGTCAATATAGATCCAGTCTATATCCCACTTATCAATTAACTTTTGAATTTGAGCTGCGTGTTGTTCGGTTGTTCTTTCAGCGTCTAAGTATTCATCTACTAAGTAGTATTTCTTTTCGTCCCAATCATATGCGATTACACAAAAAGCTGTTGGGTCTTTATAACCTACGTCAAGTCCAGCGAATACGTCCATGTTTCTAGTTTCAAAATCACTTAAGTCTGCTATACATTGTTCGTGATTAAATGCCCATATTTGACCTTCATAAACATTAAAGTCTGCCATATATTCTTGTGCAAACTCAGCCTCTGACATTGTTTTCTTTGCTTCCTTAATATCATCTTCTGAAACACGAGGATTCTCATGATAAGTAGCTTTTATAGCGCACCATTCTGGAAACTCGTCTGAGTATCCTCTATAGTAAAACTCTGCAAAGTAATTATTTCTACCCCTTGGAGTAGATATAAAGATTGCTTTAGAATTATCCTTATCTAGAGTAGGACGTAGTGCAACATTAAAAGCATCTCTTCCATCTGTTAGTGCAGCTTCGTCGAATATGATAAGGTCATAACTTCTACCAACCACTGAGTCTACTTGATTGATTGACCCCATTCTTATAGTAGAATTATTACCAAGTTCTATAACTTTATCTTTTGCATTATCACGAATTACTTCTAAATCAAAGTGTTTTATCAAACTTCTCTGCAAATCAAATGAGATTTGTGATAAAGAATAGTTAGGGGACATTAGTAGTACGTGACTATCAGGAACTAAACAAACAAGTTGTCCAATTATATTTGAGATATAGGTTTTGCCCTGCCTACGGGAAACCGCAGCAGTAACAAATCTATATTTTGGGTTATTAATCGCATTGATAATTGCGGTTTGTGATGAATTAGGCTCTATGCCTAATAAGTCCATGTATCCTTCAATCGGAAGTTTGATAAAACGGGAGTTTGGGTCTAAATCCATTAGAAAATTGGACTCTATATCTGCTCTGCTTATGTCGATCAATGTACGGTCTCTTGTTCAAATGGGTTATCGGGATCGCTGGCTGAAAGAACTCCTTTTTCTTCCGCCATCTTGTATAGGTAGAGGTATGCGCTACAGATTTTTGCATACTGTAGCTCAATTGGAGAAACATGTTTACCTTTCATCTCTTTTTCAGTGATTTTCATTAAACTGTCTTCAGTGTGTACTTGAAGTTCATCAAGCCACGCTTTTCTAGTATCAATTGTAGGTATACTCATCTTTTTCTTCTTTTTAATCCTCTAGTGTATTTTTGTGATTTTGGTGGCATTTTCTTTGAGCCACCTTTACCAGCCCAGAATACTTTATTTGCCCAGTATGCCGCTGACGACTTACCTTTTGCTATATTTTTTCTGTGTCTGGCTTTAAAGCTTCTTCGAGCTTCGGGGCTATAATTATGCCCCATGCCCTGAGCACCAAAGCGTATGATCTTTACTTTGCCTCCGACTCTAACTGCAACCACAGCTTTCTTAGTTCTGTGCTTTGGAGTTCTTTTCGGAGTATTTAATCTAGTAAGACCTGCTTTCTTTAGTCTTGCTTTTTCTGCTTTTGTTAGTGCCATGTTTTTTGTTTTTCTTACGCGCTTCAGCTATGCCGCTCCAGATAAATAATTTTGCGTAAGCTTTGCCTATTTTGTTATTAATAGGCTATCTGCCTCTTCTTGGTAATATTCTTCCAACGCCTTTTTTTCCAAATTTTGCTTTTTTTGGATTTAAAGTTTTGCCATATCTGGGTCCGACACCTTTAGGTGCTGTTGAATATCTTAATGCTTCGATGCCGTAAGGATTTTTAGTATTTACTAATGTTCCTGCAGCAGCGTTCATATCTCTTGTAACTCCTCTTTTGAGTTTATGTTTACGGAGCTTAGACGTACTATGTCTACTTGGTCCGCTTAAAAATCCGCCTGATCTAGCCATGATTTTCTCCTA